AGTCCTCAGAGCCGCTCACAAAGCCTGCTGGGGAATACTTCTTAGCTGCCCACCAAGCACTCACATAAGCCTTCCCGTCACCATTCATAAGGAAGTCATTAGCATCCTTGTGCTGGCCGTGGTTCATCAGGTAGACCTTACCGGGGAACAAGTCAAAAGCTACTTCAGCAACCTTACGTCCCGGCTCATCGTTATCTACACTCAAGATGATCTTGTCAAAAGAGTCTAGCCACCCTTTACACTTCTCCCAAAGTTTACCAGAAGGGGACGCACTCGGTAGTGAAACCACAGGGTTGATAAACTTACCGTTCTGTAGCATCTGCCAAGCTGAAGTCATGTCATAGGACCAACCCTCAGTAACAGTGATCATTTTACTACAACCAGCGGGAAACTTTTCCATACCTGCAAGCACATCCATAGGGCCACGACCCCAGAAGTGACAAGGATGATCTTTAGGGAGACCTATCCGTCGTTTCTGTACACTTCCATTAGAGAACTTATAGACCATCTCATCAGAATACCCACTGTCTACTAGCTTACCGTTCTCCCACTGTTCCCACCTCTGACTAGGCCAAAACTGAATACCAAAGTAATCAAATGTGTCTGCTTTAACACCACGCATGTCTTTAGTGTAGGGCTTGCCTTTAGGCTCTTCTACTTCAGTGATGTCTTTTGGCATAAAACTCCCTTCACACTTTTCACCCATAAAAGGTAAATCCTCTTTGTTACTTATGTACCCACCCGAAGCATATTCCGTTGAATCTACCCTAAAACTCTTACCATTGTGCTTTCCCCACAGATCACCCTTGTACAACCAAGTGGCAAGGTCACAGGATTTACAGTGGCCTACTTCTTTAGTGTCATCCCAAAAGTAACTATCGGAGCCACCTGTGTCTGCCATGTGGTGAGGACATGGACCCCTAGTGTTGGTCATTGGTACATTCCCTCCAGTAGTTCTTTAATACGGCAGGCAACCTCATAGACTTTATCCCCCTCTACATGGTCCATGCCATCTTCAGGTTCCCAATCGTTTTGCTCAATCTCACGGATAGAAGGATTCCTGTTGTCACCTGCGACTTGGATATATATTGTTTCGTTATCAGGTAAGTCTACGCGGATATTTGCACTATAGTGTTTGCATTTAAGTGGTTCTATTTCTACTCTACTGGCCATATTCAAAGCACCTCAGTCTTTTTTGCGATAATCTCTGTTTGACCTGCTGTGGGATAAACCTCTACTTCATAACCCTCCACACAAATCTTGTCAATACAGGCTTCTGCAATCATCTTTGCTTCTTGGAGTGTGTAAACGTCGTTGCAGAACAGCATCTCCCTGAAGTCTTCAACCTTATCGTGTTTCACTGGTGTTCTCCTTCAGTCGTGTGTATTAGTTGGTATCTCAAGAAACGGCTTCAGTGCTTCTGCAAGTTCCTTTAAGTCAATGTAATACACCTCGTCAATCTCACTAATGTATAACTCCAGAGTCGGTATGCGTTCACCTTCTTGTTCATTCCATCGCGGGTGTCCAAGTCTGTAAGAAATTTCCATTAGTACACTCCCTCTACTAGCAACGGTGCCGCGACAGGAAACTGCCTCTTGAGTTCCTCATACACCTTGTCAGCAACCAAACGGCTTTCATATTGTGCCTCCGGGTGACACCGAAGCTGACACATCTTGGCGAACGCCCCAAGTGTCCCGCTCCAAGTCCATGCAGTCATAAGGGACTGTGGGAGAACCATCCGTGCTTGCTCTGGTGCTACTCCGATTTCTAGTAGGTAATTAAAGTGGTCAAGTGTTCCGTCGATACAAGTTGCCATACCTTGGATTCCAGTGGGCTTCTCAAGACTCCCTTGTTTCTTGTCCTCAGCAGCCTTACGCCAGTAGTCAGGTTCATAAAACTCAATGTCATCCGTGATATACCGACGAGAGAACTCTGACATGATAAGATACTCATGCTTCACCAACTGCGCCCTTACGAAGATAGGTGCTTTTACCTCAAAGCTAAAAAACCCGTGGTTAAACGGTGTGTCATGGGTTGGTGTGTTACGCCACTGCCAGAGTTTTTCTGTAAGAGCTTGATGGTAATACTCCCAGTCAGCTTGATCCTCAACCATGTATCCATCTGTAACACAGGAACTTACAAAAGCCTCGAAGTCATCCGCTGTCATACCTCGTGCAAGGAACTCAAGCAGTCGTTTGTCTTTTGCTTTCAGTGCCTTTTCGTGTGGATCATTAGTATCCACACCTGAATACACCCACTCACTACGCTTGCCAAAGCTCCTACGTGCAGCATTAATAACGCCAAGGTCTGAACCTGTAGGCAGCACATCAGGGTTCAACTGCACAATAATCTGTGACTCACCCATTGGAAACCTCTTTAGCTACAGAAATTTCAAAGTCTGCACCACAGTTGGCGAACCTACCGTCTTCATGGTACAGCAACCCACCTATCTCGAAAGGACCATACTCAAGTCTCTCCAACCTAGAGTCCATCTCGTGCTTCTTTGTACAGATATGTACCTCACCGTTGTTTAGGCGGTATTTCTTTCCGACTTCCAGTTTCATCAGTATTTCCCCCTTTGTGTTTCTGTCCTGAAGCATTACCTTATGTAGAGTAACTACAAAAATAAGTCAACCCCTTGGGTGAGGACTCTAGAGTCTCTCACTATAGTGTTCTCTATAGTGTCTTATATACCTATTAAGTATTATATAATTACTATAGAGAAGACTTAAGTAAAGACTCTAGAGTCGTCTTGACCCCCTGCATGAGAATATAAGTACTTTTCTGGGGTTTTTATTCCAACGGACCTTCACTTTTCTCCCGATTGTAACCCATAAGACACACATTTCTTCGGTCTCTTAAGGATATTACTTTTTGGTGTAGTTATCCTTTATGATTATTGCCTGTGTAGCAATATCCCACCGACTGCTTCCACGTCCGCCTCTGCTTCTTTGATAGAGTCATAATACTTGTAATGACTCACCCAGAAAAACATCTTTCTCTCTTCTAGATGATACCACTTACCGTAGGGACCACCCCAAGGGGTTATCTTGAAAAGCCTTTTCATCCTTGTTCTCCTTCAGTTCCTAAGTAACCTGCTCAAGTGCTTTCTTCAGCTTCTCAAGTCCTTTGGTCAAGCACTTTGAGACCCCTCCTTGGCTCAACCCTAATTCCTGTGCTACCTCTTCCTGAGTATACCCTTGAGTATACACCAAAAGGATGACTACAGCCTCTTGAGGCTCAAGGTACACCAAAAGATTATCAGTCACATACTTGTAGGTTTCCTTTTCTACCATCAAGCCTTCTGACCCTTTGGTGACACCCAGAGTATTCTCTTGCACTAGGTCCGTGGAGCCTGTGAGGGCTTCATATAGTGCCACTTGGGTACTCCCTTGGGGGGACACCTCCTGACCTCTATTTATGGCCCCTAGGAGGGCATATGTGTCGCCACTCTTAGGGATGCTCACAGGTTTAAGAGTGATGTTTTTGTAGTCATTCATAGCCCTTCGCATAGTACCAATGGCTTGTGGCACATCAGCACCGTTACTCAGGGCTTCCCAACCAGCCAAAAAACCCTCTTGATATAGGTCTTGGTATTCCTGTGAGTCTTTGTATCGTGACGCTAGGATACCTGCTGTTTCCATCAAGGTCTCTTGGACACTTGTTTCAGTCATTCGACTCTCCTTTAGGCTTAAGCCATTCGGGCCTACGGTCCTCTGGAAATAACCATTGTTTTAGTGGCCTCTTGTTAAAAACTAGGGTATCGCCTCGGTAAATACTTAAGACCCTACTAATATCGCAGTTATTCTCATGCAACGCCTTGATCATTGCTTTTACAATAAACCCATCGCCTTTTATCGAAAGCCCAAACTCAGGGCAGGTAATTTTAGGGATATCGCGGTACTCACTTTTGTTATTCCATTTGGTTTCACTGCTCAAGTAACAAAATACTTCTTCAGTGTTTTTCATCACCATTTTCCTTTTCGATGAGGGCGAGGATGGCCGATTCTGCCATGTCGGCACCGTCGGAAAACCCGGCGCTGTAGTCCGAAGTCGCGGCAGGTAGATACCTTTCGGCAATGCGCCCAGCCTCTTCTGCCGCCTCCCTCAGCGTCTCTTCCCTGACCCGCTTGTCGCGGGCGTCACGGGCGGCTTGGGCGTCGGCGGGAGTGAGTGCGGCGATTTCTACGCCCTTTGCTCTGATAACGTCCCCGATAATATCCATTGTGGCAACATCGCACGTTTCCGCCGCATCCTGATAAGCCGACGCCACAAGGGATAGGTCGTACTCCGGCGCTTTCGTGTTGTCATTGGTCACTTGTTTTTCTTTCCTTCCTCTTATGTTATCAAACATCAGTGCATCTCAAAAGAGAGGATACCATACGTCACCCTGACTTTCAAGCCACTCTAGGTTTTTAATTTCCATTATAAGGGACTGTAGAGCCTCTGGGGCCATACCTTCCCACTCATTGTCGTCCAGTTCCCGTTGTTTATCCTTGAGGATTTCCTGTAGTGGGAGTACATTCGGTTGATTCATTGGTTATTCGCTCCTTTGTTTTAGTAAAAAATAGCAGCGTCAGCTGCGCTAACTATACCCAAGACACTATCAAGACGGAAACTGCGCCACTGACCGGCAGCATCACCTTGTGTCACTTTCATAGGTACTGCTTTAGTGTTCTTGGGCGGTCCCGAGGGTGCTTCCAAAAAACCAGTGATCTTACGTTGCTCACCATTGGTCTTGGTAAAAATCACGGTAAACTCGCGATAATACCCGATGTCAAGCAGCTTTGCTGCGACGTCCTCTGGACTTATGTTAAGCGCGTGTTGTGTCTCTTGTGATGTCATTCGTTTCACTCCTTATACGATTCTTCCCTAAAGTATTGGACATCCTCAGCATCAAAGTCAAGGCACATACGACCAATACAATAAAAGAGAACCCGTGCCCTTTGTTCTTGTGTCATTCGGAAGGCAATATTTGTAATCTCATCAAATGCAGTCATTTGCGTTTCTCCTCTGGTTTTCTCATTTACCTTCTGCTGACTTAATCTTCCCAATGGTCAATATCATCCGCAAAATCCCCGATGAGTTCACCTACCAACCCTTTTGGGAGAGCCTTGAGGTCTACAGGATACCCCATGATTTCTATCGAGTCAAGCTCAATGTTTGTAGGTTCATACCAGACAGGAGACCCCGGAACACCATAGTCACTACGCTCCATAATGGCCGTAAAAACTAGGGTCATGTATTCTGTATTAACTGTTGCTTGTGCCATAAAGTTTCTCCTTCCAGTTAGCGGGCTATAGGTACTAATGCCATATTTATTATATAGACCCAAAACACAAAATATCAATAGTTTTCTCTTCGGCTATCAACAAAGGCCAAAAGTAATCTGCTGAACGAAACTTAGCTGATACAATGTCTAGGGGGTCAAAAACTTGGGTATATCCCCTTGCATCAGGATAAAAGGTTGCCATAAGGGTTTCCTTTGGGGTTCCTGTCCCTTTATAGTCAAACCTCACAATGAAGCAACCTACTCCTCCTGCCCCATTGCGGTGATAGCTTGCATCAAGAATTTTGACAGTTTCGTTTTTCATAAACTGGACTCCTTTGCTACCTGTATCGAGTGTCACTCTAGGTGATTCTTCAGTGGCTTGTCAACACCTTATGCTTCACTTTTAGAACCCTCTGTAGGCATCCTAAAGTATTGCAAAACTGGGGGCACCATCACCACTCAAAACGGTTTTTCATCTTTTTAACCACAGATTGAGGAACTCCGTGAGTGTTTTCGTACTCCCCTTGACACACGATAATCGCGATTTTTACGCCATGTTTTTCGGCCATGTCGAGGTAGGCTTGCATCTCCCATTTGCGGGTAAAAGTGTTGGAAACTGCAACATTACAGCCCATCTCCAAAAATCCTTCCGCATCCTGCTGACACAATTTGTGGCACAGCTTGAGTTTCTCAGGGTCAAACTTGTAATTCAGATTGTCGTCCACCATGAATTTATCGGCTTCGGTGGCGTGATCTATCATACCCGAGTTCAGCATCTCTTCCGCAAGTGTCGTCTTGCCACTGCCGGGGATACCACGAATAAGGTAAAGTTTTGTCATACGAACTTCCTCTTGTTTTGCTTCATCGTAAAGAGTTCATTGTCTGGATATAAAGCCCTCTCCGTCAAAGACATCCCTCAAGGTTTCCTCTGCTTTTTCCTTGGTCATCGGGCCTATGATTTTTCGGGTGCCTTTTGCGACATGCACATACCAGCCAACATCTTTGAGGGAGGCCATGTTAGTTTCCTTTCCTATCTAGCGGGCTAGCGCCCTATGCGTTGTGTTGTGTAAGATCAGTATAAGTGATTCTTTAGTGGCAGTCAAGGGTTGATGTCTTACTTTGAGTGCTCTCTATAAATACTCCAAAGAGATACAAAAACCGGCGCTAACAAAAACCACTACAGGTATAAAAAACATGGTCACCAAAAACACCATCAACTACAAAAATATCGGCCCAAAAGGGGGTTACAGAAGTGGTATGATAGTGTGTAGACGTAGACCCGAGTCTTTTGTCCCTCTCAAGATAGTCCCTAGCGACCCTCATTGCAAGACCTTTAGCTTCTACATCAGCAGGTTTTCTGTAGTCATCCATGTCATCGGACTTATCATCGTGGGTAAAGCTAAAGGCTTTCTCTTGGTAGACTACATCACATACAGTGTCAGGGAATCTAGGGTGTTCTACCCTGTTGGTCACTACATCAGCCACCAGTTCTTGTCCTGTGATAGGTTGATCCCTAGCCTCGAAGAAGATGGCTACAGATAGGCACATAAGTTCTGTCATCATTTGTTTTCTCCTTCAGTGGTTTTTAGTTGTAATTCTGCACAAACGAACAATTCCCTTGGTGGGGGTCAAACGAACAATTCCCTTGGTGGGGGTCAAACGAACAATTCCCTTGGTGGGGGTCAAACGAACAATTCCCTTGGTGGGGGTCAAACGAACAATTCCCTTGGGGGAGGTCACCAGCCCCCAGACTCGATGGGTCAACATTGCTTACCGATTCGCAAAACCGCCGATTCTACCAGAATTCGACTGATTCGTCAATAGTAAATCCTGTCAAGTCACAAAATCGTGATAATTGTTACAAAGGCAATTCGGCATGAATCTTCAGTATACCTGATTCGCCCCCCTCGTGTCAACCCCCCTATCACGAATCATTACAATCCTGTAACATTCGATCACATCTCAAATGTCAAGGTTGACTCTCAATTATTTTTCCGAGTGTGATATTTTTATCACTGATTCGCACTTGTCCACCCTCCCCGTGTCTGGCGACACCGGAGTGCCCACGCGGCGCGATTGCGACTTTCTAAAAACAGAATAGCAGGGGACTCGCCGATTCGCAAGCCCCCTGGTGGTATTATTTTGGTTCCGTCATGCGTCTGTCATATCCGCTTCGGACAAAGGGAAAGGTGAATCGCTTGCTTGCAATGTCATCGGCAAGTCACGTAAGTATATGTCCCCACCGGGCTGGAACACAAGGTTATCGTCGCTATCAAACCCGACATGGTACCCTTGCGACGAGTCAAGATTATAGAAAACCCAAGCCATTGCATTGGCAAGCGTTGTGTCTTTGGGGTTCAAGGTGGTGGATATCATGTAAAAGCCCTCGGCGTTGCGTTGCGTGTCATAGTAAACTAGACGATTCAACTTGGTATTGCAAGTATTATTTTATTTCTGCCCCTCGAGATGGCCCTCGAGATGGCCCTCGAGATGGCCCTCGAGATGGCCCTCGAGATGGCCCTCGAGATGGCCCTCGAGATTGATTGCATCGCGAAAGTACTTGATCCTTCCCCGCGAATCGTTCATATAAGTAGCAACCGAAACACAAACACAAAAGGAAGCGATCTAATGATAGGTGTTTGGATAGCAGACGAATCCATCTATGAAACTGGTTCAGGCGGTTTTTATATACTCGCTTATAATAAGTCTGGGGAATACTGTGCGAGGATTCTTTGCTTTTGCGATGATTATGCCGCGCAAGTTGTACGGTTGATCAAGCTCACAGGGGAAATACCGGATAACGGGGACGTGACTATAGAGCGGGAACAATGGCAATGACAACCAATCGTCTAATCCACCACAGCTAACCTAAGGAAAGGGAACACCGTGCGGAAAGACTCAACGGGCAAAATCTGGCAAGTGTCTCACTTCAAAGATTGCCAAGTGAATCAGTATTTTTGGCACAACGGTAGCCTGTGGCGCAAGCGTTCGACTCGTACTGCCGTTATTTCTAGGCCGGAAAGGCATGAAGGCACTTGGCATTATTTTGGGCAATATGAAACAATCGAGACGCAATACACCCCCAAAAATCGCTCGCGCCTAATCCACCAAACCAACCTAGGAGAATCCTCATGAAATTTATGGTAGGTGTTTTCAGGAAGGGAAAGTTGCTCTTTTGGCTAATCAAACGCCCTATGTCTAATAGAGAATCCGCTTTTTGGGTGTACTTCTTGGACACACTAGAATTGCCTCTCGAAACTGGCGACTATATCGCTGCTGAAGCAATCCCCCACAACTAAACTAGGAGAATCCCCCATGACATATACAGTAGCAACCCGCTCGACTCCCGGCGACTCTTTCCAGCCTGCCTATGGGATTCCCCAGAATATGACATTGCATGAGGCGAAATCCCTCGCCGCAAAGTCACGTGACGCGGGAATCGAAGCCGTGGCTTATAACGTCGCCGCACAGTAATTCACTTAACAGAAGGAACCAAAACAATGCGGTTTCAAGTGATATCCCCAATGCTAGGCCCCGTCGAATCTTACAAGTGCGTAAAATCGGCGATTGCTTCCCTAAACGAGTCTTTTGAACAGACTGGCGGCCTCACCGATAGGTATATTCTGGACACTAAGACCGGGAAGCCTTTGACACGGAAACAGGTGGACAAATACAGCTGACTTAACGCAAGACTAACAGAAGGAACCGAGACAATGGACTCCAGCGATATGACAATCACGTATAAGGCAATTCGGGATCGTGCGAGGCAAGATGCGCAAGACCGTGCGCCCGACTACCCCAAAAAGGGCACTGTTGAAGCATGGGAATCTTTCCAGTTTGATGTGGAGGCAATGGACGCATTCGAGATTGCCCACGAGTCGAGCGAATGGGATTGGATAATCTATTACCATCGCGCCATGGAACTTTGCCAAGCCGTGCCGAGAGACGTTCTAGACGATGCAGAGTCCGAATGGCATGACATGGGGGCTTATATGGGTGATCAATTCGGCCTTTACGAGTTCGCAGTCCAGCTTGCGGCAATCATTGTTCAACGCGAGATCATGGAAGCCGTGGAATCGCTCAAGGAAGAGCTGATCGACATGGCGGAAACACAATTGGACAACATGTAAGGTTTCCCGATAGGCCGGGTCTAAGGGTCTGGCCTATTGCTTAAACCTTGCCACAACCTGCCACCAGAGGAGTAGAAACAATGCAAACTAGCTTGCGATTCTTTGTGCTTTGCCACGACACAACGGAGGATTCATTCTGCAATGTGGATATCCATGAGGTAACCTTGCGCCAATGGGAAACTATCTGTAACGACCCCGGCAATATCGAGTATGAAAGGGCGACGGTATATCAAAACGGGGTGGACCAAGTTTGCCTGACGTTCGACCCGCTTGACACTATCTCAAGCGATGATCTTGAGACAATCCCCTATTGATTGTGATAACACTGTACGTTCCAATAAGCGCCCGTGGATAACCTCTGCGGGCGTTTTGCTATGGTCATAGCCTATTGACGCTACAGGCTACACATAGGCCGCTCTGGCGCTCTGGTGATTTGTCTTGTTTTGCAGGTTAGCCAATGTGTTAGGTTCTATCTGTTTTAGGTCTATTTGCGATTGATTCTCATTATCAAAGTCTTGATGTGAGTCGTAGGGTACTGCGAATCCAATCCCCTATGTCAACCTTTTTCTTTACCGAATCACTAGATTCTTTCAAATGTTACAGTTTTCTCATGTAAACTTGCGCATGTGAACACACTTGACACCACTTTTGACTGATTTGAGTGTATATCTACACACATATGCCTATCTCTTGGGCATTATAACTACAACAAGGTGATTCGTTCTTCTCTTGTTCGGGTCTCGACAGTCTCTGCACACGTGATATTGTAACATAGTTCACATTTGCGTGAGGATGGCCAGAGATTTAATGTCAAGGGGTTGACACTAGTTTGGGACCCTTAGAATCATACTGTTGCTGATTCGCACTGGTGGGTAGCACCCTCAGAATCCAAAATAAAAAGAATTATCCAGATACCTTTGACATGAGGGCACTTCTGGAATCTAAAACAAGAGAAGATGCCCAAACCCAACATAGTCAGTGTGCTGACGCACTAAGGTAGATCGAAAGGCACCTCACGGAATGTTACAATTCTAAGGATTCTGTAACAATTTGTGATCAGCTTTCTTTTGTTGATTTTCAATGGGTTACTGCAAATGGCACAAAAAAGTTGACTTCAAAGGGAATAATTTGGCTGAAAAAGTACTTATATACTAGTAGGGGGATCAAGACGACTCTAGAGTCCTCTCTTAAGTAACAACTATAGTGATTATATATTCTTAATAGGTTATATCAAACACTATAGAGAACACTATAGTAAGAGACTCTAGAGTCAGAGACCTAAGTGCGCTACCAGCTATAGTCTTATTATTTTTTGTAGTTACATTGACTGTAGTGATTGACTCTAGAGTCACGACTACAGAAATGATATATCTACTAAGTAATTATTAATCATTATAGCTGCACTATCTATAGAGAATACTTAAGTATAGACTATAGTGACCTGCGCTACCCCCAATAGTTTATGTAGTTGTAGCCCTGAAAGGGCGTGAAACCTGAAGGTTGAAACTACTATAGATTCTCCACTTAAGATTCACCTCAGTGAGCTTCCTGTAGCCTGATGGTTAGGAGTCTTTAGTGGAGAACCCCCTTAAGTCCGTAGTCTGCCATTAAGAGAGACTCCTATGAATCACCCCAACAAGCTACAATACAACAGTGAGATCGGTAAGAAGGTCCGTGAGTGTTCTGCTGCTGGTGTGACACTCAAGGACACTATGTCTGAGATACAACAGTATGCTTGGGCACCTGTTAGTATCGCTAGCTTCTATAAGTACTACGGTGATGATTGGCATGGCCCCCGGAATGAGATTACCCGTCAGGTTGGTAACAAGGTAGCTAATCAGGCTATCAATGGTGATCCTGAAAGTCCTACTACCTTCAAGTCTCAAGACCTTTGGCTTCGTACACAAGGTGGGTGGACACCTAAGACTGTAGAGGAAACCCGTGAGGTAGGAACTGATGAGGAAGAGTCTGAGGGTGCAGTTAAGGCGCTTATGAAGGCTCTTGGTAAGGGTGTAGAGGAAGACTAATCGAATCGGTGGCTACGAACCCTCCCGTAGTCGCTCTGGGGTGGGCTGAGGTTGCAAACTTGGCTCACCCTCTTATACACACTAGGAGGGATACTGGAGGGTATTATGAAATATTGCAAGAAGTGCGACGAGACCAAACTCAAGTTTGACTTCGGTAAGAACAAGAACACAAAAGACGGTTTGCAGTTTTACTGTAAGTCTTGTTGTGGTGATAACGTGTCTGGACTTCATGTGCCGTGGAATCTCCAAGTTCTTCCAGCAGACGTTAATATCGCCAAAGGCAACAGATATGACCCCGACGACATTTACAGCCGAACAGCTAAGGGAGATTCCTGACGAGCAAGTCCAAGAAGCTCTTTCTCAACTTAGCCCTAAGCAACTCGAAGAACTTAAGTATGACCATAAGTTTTGGGCGCGACCTGAGCAACTTGCCCCCGAAGGTGATTGGAATACTTGGTTCCTAAATTGTGGTCGTGGTTTTGGTAAGACTTGGACCGGGGTTCAGTGGTGCAGGGAACAGGTAAAACGTGGGCTTAAGCGTGGCGGCGCAATTATGGCTACAAACAGTGACGTAGAGAGAGTTGCCATTAAAGGTGAATCTGGTTTCCTTAACCTGTGTTGGAAAGATGATGTAACCTATGCAGGTAAAAGAATGGGCGCACCTGAGTGGTCTCCTACGAAAAGGACGCTGACTTGGGAGAATGGGGCCAAGATTGAATTTTACTCTAGTCAAGAGCCCGAGCGCCTTCGTGGACCACAGTTTCAATTCTTGTGGGCGGATGAGATGGCAGCTTGGGCGTATGATGAAGAGACTTGGCAAATGGCTCAATTCTGTCTTCGCTTGGGTAAACACCCCCGTGCAGTTGTCACAACGACACCAAAGCCAACTAAGCTCGTCAGAACCCTACTGAAAGAACCCACCACCCACGTCACCACTGGGTCCACCTTCGACAACGCTGCCAACCTTGCAGACACTTACCTGAAGGCTGTCAAGGACCAATATGAAGGCACCCGCCTTGGCCGACAAGAGCTCTATGCTGAGGTCATGGAAGAGGCTGAAGGTGCCCTCTGGACTACCGACATGCTGGATAGTTCTCAAGTAGCACTCAAGGAAGTCCCCCAACTCAACCGTGTTGTAGTTTCCCTAGACCCTGCCATTACAGCTAACAAAGAATCAGATATGACAGGTATTGTCGTAGCCGGTATTGATGTAAACGGTAAGGGGTATGTCTTGGGTGACTACACCGACAGACTAACACCTCAAGGTTGGGCCTCCAAGGCTATTGAACTCTATCACCACTTCCAAGCTGACCGTATTGTAGCAGAACGTAACCAAGGTGGTGACATGGTGCGCAGGACTATCGAGGTAGAAGATGAGACTGTTCCTATTAAACTTGTCCATGCGTCCCGAGGTAAGTTCGCTAGGGCTGAACCTATTAGCGCACTATACGAACGTGGTCTTGTCCGTCATGTGAGGGACTGTGAGGCGTCCTTGGGTGAGCTTGAGACACAGATGCGTACATGGGAACCCCTCGGGTCTATCGGCTCTCCTGACCGTCTTGACGCCCTTGTGTGGGCACTCACGGACCTGATGCTAGGGTCATACCAGAAACCTCAACTTCAGTTGGTCTACTCTGATTCTAAAGGTTTGCGATAGTATGAGAAAACTGACCCTAGAGGAATTTAACAATAAGTGGGTCTATGAACCTGATAATCTGGACGGGTGGTCAGTTACCACTAAAGGTGATTGTGATGATTACGCACTGACGGTGGCATGGATTGTAGCAGGGAACTCTTGGGTAAGATTCTGGATTAACACACTCTTGTTCAGGACTACCTTTCACCGGGTTCATACGGGCAAGGAATACCACCTGATCCTTAAACACAAGGGTAAATACATAGATAATATTACCCGAGAGTGGCGAGATGACCATCCCTACAAACCTGTATTCCCTTGGGTATGGCTTCCTTTCTTTGTAGTTATCAAAATGTCTATCGGAAAACTCTTTAAGTAACCCCACAGGAAATCTATCGCTAATGGCTAAACAACTTTCAGAAACAGAGTCAAAGCAAATCCTTGGGGTTGCCGGAGATAACACTCGGAACGGTCAAATCCGTAGTGATGAGTTCCTTCCTGAGCTTCGTGGCAAACGGGCTATCAAGAAGTACCGTGAGATGCGGGAGAATGACTCTACTATTGGTGCAGTCATGTATGCCGTTGAGCAGATTCTTCGGGACGTTGACCTTAAGGTGGAGTCTGTAGACAATTCAGAGGCGGCTAAACGTGAGGCTGAGTTTGTAGAGTCTGTCCTTGAGGACATGGACCATACACTTGACGATCACATCTCTGAAGCACTTGCGTTCTTGTCATATGGTTTTGCATGGTTCGAGGTAGTCTATAAACGTCGTGAAGGGATGGACACTCAGAACCCCAAGAAACGGTCCAAGTATTCCGATGGTCGCATTGGTGTCCGTAAGATTGCCTCTCGTGCCCCTTGGACAGTCTCTAGGTTCGATGTAGACCAAAAGACAGGTGATATCCTTGGTCTTTACCAAGAAGGTTCCTACGGTAATAATAAGCACTACATCCCTACACGCAAAAGCCTGTACTACCGCACTACTAGCATTAACAATGATCCTGCTGGGCGTCCT